CCCGCAATACTAACCGCGGAATCTGTGGCTGCTAGTTCATTTACCCAAGCAGAAGAGCCATTTCCTCCAGTAGGTACTATGATAGAAGAGTTATCATCTACATAAGTGCCCGAAGCTGCACCTGTAAATAGCTGAAAGAAGCCTCTGCCTCCGTCACCTAGAGTAGTCTTAGCTCTAGCATATACAGTAGTCTCAGTACCTACATAGTCGCGCAGATCTTGATAGGTATCAATATAAATATCAGTGCCTCTTACATCTACATCAGCAGTAATAGCTACATAACCTACAGCTAGGATCTGATCTCCAACTGTAGAGGGAGCTACCAAAGAAAAGGTAGTGCCTGTAGCAGACTCTGCCCAGTCAGTACCTTTAGTTAAAGCTAGGCCATTCCTGAAAATAGCTAAAGCCCCAGTTCCAGGAGCGTATGCAAAGTCAGTCAATGTAAATAAGGTCTGTCCAGCTGTAGCTGTAAGTCTTTGTTCTACTCTTTTGGTGTCTGCGGAAAGCTCTAAGAGAGTTCGCGGACTCCAGATATTAGCTTCACCAGCCATAGTACTGTGCCCCTATAAAGGAATATTGATATTAGTAACCGACATCAGATAGTGCTGACATCTTAAGTAACTGTAACTCTTCTGCTACAAGCCCTGCTTGAGCATTAGATTCTTCCATCTGGCCCATCATTCTGAATAAGACCCTCGCAGCTTCGTATACTATAAAGTAAGGAAATTGCTCTGCTACCCAGGAACTATAAGCTTCCTCTCTCACTATGGGTAACACATAGCAACCTAAGAGAGCGTATTTAAACTCTGTAGAGGATCTAATCTCTAAGACTCTACCTGCGACATAAGCTATATCATTTCTATTATACCCATATGAATCTAAGACTTCATCAGGAGATATGATATCAAAGAACTTACCTTTGTCATCAGTAGCAGATTCTACGCGGCGCAGATACTTTAATGCTCTGAAATTAGAGATAAGGGATATATAGTCTAAAGACTGTCTGAAAGTAGCAGTATCAAACTCAATGCCTGTTTCATGAATGTCTTTAGAGTAGAAATCAGATTTATGTGCTTTGAGAGTCGCAGCTTTAATTGCTGACTTCGTCTCATTAACAAGATCCGGGCGGTTAGTAATCTGATATACTTCTGTAAGAAGTTCAGTAAAAGTCATAAGGAGATACCTATAGATATATGGATAACAGGAGGGTGGCCCTTATTGGTAGAGACAGGAGCTACGCCTACCATAGGTAAGGCCGCATCAGTCTCTGTAGCTATACCTAGTGTTACAGACTTAGAGCTAGAGATAGCTGGAGCGCTATCAGTTTCAGTCGCTATACCTAAGACTCTCGCTTTAGAGATTTCCGGAGAGATAGTAGAGTCTGTTTCTATAGGTAAACCTATCGCTTTAGCTTTTATCCTAGTTATAGGTAGAGCGGTATCTACTTCCGCGGCGATTCCTATAGTAGCTGCTTTAGCTGCAGTGAGAGATAAAGAGCTAGCTGCATCCTCCGCTAACCCTATAGTTTTTAGCTTATGCCTACCGACCCCAAGATTAGAATCTACCTCAGAAGCTATACCTAAGGTAACAGATTTGGAATGTGAGAGAGGTAAGGCTGTGTCAGTTTCCGCAGCTACGCCTACAGAAACTATAGTGTTTCCGCTCTCAGCAGGCCGAATAGCAAAACTTACCGCTGTAATCTCACCTACTGTTAAAAAGCTCCATGTTTTTGCGCCTGTTGCGCCCGCTGTTGCAATCTCCTGATATGCCGCCGCAATCGTCATATTTATGTAGCCGAGATTACCGGCCAAAGTCATGCCGCTAGGCTGCGTGTACGTACTGTTTGCGTCACCAGTTGCGACGCAAACCAGCATTGCTCCGTCTGTAACAGTTGTAACGGACGGGGAATCAATAGACCTATCACCGGGCGTTTCCGTTGTCCATGTCGAGGGACCCGCATCTATTTGTGTTGCGGAGTCAATACCAGAAAAAGCAAACGCCAAGCATGCCATTTCTTGGGTCGAGTTAACGTAAGTCGCGGTTGGGTTTGTTTCGCTTGCTCCAGCTTTTTTTGCATATAAAGCTGCTTGATGGGCCAACCCTGACACGGATGTTTCCGTCAGCTTTGTGAAGCCATCGCTTACACCGGCCAGCTGCTGCACGTTCGAGTTATAATCATGCACAAACGCAAGAACTATATAGTCTCCCTCTGTGTGAGTCGGCAGATTGACGACCATGGTTCCAGCCGCTGCGCTTGTGGTAGTTGCTAGATCGACAAACGCTATTGCCATCGAGATGCACCGAAAATGCTATACAAGACAGTCATAACTACCTCTGAATAATAGCGTTAAGTTTGGGGGGATTTGGAGGCCCGAACGTTATCATGTAGCGCTTGCCTTCAAATCCGTCTTCTGCTGTGCTAATGCCGAACTCATAAACGTCTGGGCTGATGCAGTCGATAACGTAGGATAACGTTTCACCGCTCAGAGTTACTTTTTCTTCTGTCTCTACTGATGATAGCTTGTAATAAAGATTATACGATTTCTGGCCCGTAATCAGTGAGCCATCTTCGCGAGTCGTCGCATGGTCCCAAGATAACAAAATAGTCTGGCAAGCAAAAATAGGCGTAGCCATTACAGCAGTTACTATCACTGCTAAACCTATTAATTTTCTTTTATTAAGCTGCACGATAGAAGCCTGCTGCATTAATTTCTAATGTCACGTTGCTACCGTCAGTGATGATAGCAAAATCATAATGAGCACAAGGAATAAGATCTGTATCAGTGCCGCCTGTAGTATCAGCATCATAGCAAATAATAGCTTTAACTAAACTATTATTAGTCGCACCTCCAGCTGATGTATACACCTGATCAGGCATACCAATATCGTATCTGTTATTGGTATCATCAGGCGCAGGTAAAGCAGCTAATTCTGCATCGGTTATAGCTTTCCGCGCGTAGTTAGTGAAGTCTGCTTCTGTGTTACCAGCAGCTCCTAGTAATGCGCCTAAGTCGTCATAGCCAATTAAAGTGCCGTCAGCTTCAGCTACTTTAAGTAAAACTACAATGAAGGCGCTGTTAGCAGGGTCATTGGATTTTACGCGGTTGTAAAACTCCACTACCCTGCCTTTAGCTATGTTAAACGGTTGATCTGACATGAGGGTATCTCTCAGTAAGGTGTTGGTAAGGTATTGGTAAGGTGCTACCAGACTGCTACTACATTAGATGCGGTAGTAGCTAGCCTGATTTCAGTAACTCGTATAGGTAACAAAGAACCTGCAGCTACTCCGTAAAAAGTAACTATCTGGTCGTTACCTGCCATTCTGACTACCAAGTCCCCGGCACCTCCTACATAAACAGCGCGAGTGCGGACAGCTAGCTGCGTGTCTGCAGGAGTTACTGCTACCGCAGAAGCACCAGGATTTATAGTTCCGGAGGTAGAAAAATCTTCGTCTTTAATAGCCATGTCGATTCCTTATTACTTGCTGGAAGTCGCGGCAGTAGCAGTAGAGCTAACACCTGCATTAGTCAGCTCTGTAGTAGACATGGGAGAGAAAGGCTTACCTTTAGCTGAGGTGCTACCCATGTCAGGATTAATACCTAATGCTTTGTTCATAGCTAGCTCAGCTTGCTCTTTCTTATATTCTTCAATCGCAGCATCTTTAATAGCTCGCATAGGGTCAGATTCTTTAGATGTAAGGAGCGCGCCTTTAGTTACTACATTGAGGCCTGCAGCAATCTGCTCATCTAAGAAAGAAATAATTTCTGGGTCTGCGGTAACAAGCTTATAGTTAACAAAGCTAAACTTCTTACCTGTAGGTGTGATCATCTGAGTAGCTGCTTTAGCATAGTGATAGTGCTGATACTTAATTTCTACTTTCGCAGGGGCTGTAGCTGTAGCTGCTGTAAGGTTTACACTAGTGGCTGTTGGTGAAGTCATAGTAATTCTCGCTGTCGGATTTTGGTTTTAGTTAACGGTTTTAGTAGTATCTACACCTAAAAATCCCCGCTACCTATAAGATAACGAGGATTTTTAGGGAGGGTTACTAAGCCTCAGGCAGCGAGTAGGGTTTAGCCAACAGCAGCAGCAGTAAGGTTACGAATAACAACGTTAGCTGGAGCATTCTTAATTACTGTAGTTAACTCAGTAGTAAGAGTACCGCCAACAGCATCAATGCCGTTATCCTGCGCTTGGTCGCCTTTGGTGTTAAACTCCATATTAGAAGTCTTACGGCCGTTAAGGTAAGCAAGGCGGAAGGTAGGAAGATCCACACCGACAGCCATCTTAGACCAAGTTGGGTTGGAGTTAAAGAGAGGGTGCTCGATAATACGGAACTTACCTCGAGAAATAGTTAAGGTAGAGAACTGTAAACCGAAGTTAGTTTGTCCGTCCAATAACTGGTAAGTACCGTTCAAGCGGCCGATGTTATTAAGTACTTTCTTAGCAGCTCCACCGCAGAAGAGAACTCGCTCAGGTGCTCCCTTAGGATCAGTAGCTTGGTTAAAGACCGGATCCAAGAAACCTTCCAGCTGAGTCCAGTTAGTAGTAGCAGCAGCAGTAAAGCTGTTAACTACACCTGCGTATACAGGAGGATAGAAAGAAGCTGTTTCTGTAATCTGGATTAGGCCATCCATTGTACGGAAAGGTTGGCCATTACGTGTACCTTGCGACTTCTGACCAAAGAAGATAGCCTTCTCAATATCAGCAGCGTGTAAGGCAGCGCAGTCTTGGCGGTTTTCCGCATCCGTAGATTCACCGGCAATAACATTGGTGGCTTTAGCTGAGCCTGAGATCGCCCAAGTATTACGGAAGATCTGAGTAAGGTTAGTAACTCGCACAGGTACAATGTTATTTGCATTAGGTCGCTGAGATGATTCTTCATAAGCGTTACCTACTTGGTAGATATCATCGTTATCGTTAATAGCAGCGGCAGCTACTACACCGACCGCGCGATTAACACTAATAACGGTAGCTGAGTTAACACTGTTAATAATGATGTTTTCACCTGTACGCTCGATGCGCATGATCATACCAGGTAAAAGGTTAAGGGTTGTATCTACGGTAAAAGTAGTATCGCCGGCAGCGTAACCTGCACCGTTGTTAATCTTAGCTTCTGGGAAGATCATGGTCTTAGTGAAAAAACCGTGCTCAACCTGTACAGCTGTTTCCGACTGTAACATAGAAGATAGTGCGAACAGAGGAGCTGAACCGTTAGGCATCAAGCGAGTGATCATCTTAGCGAACGACGGTTCGACCAGATCAGTTGTAAAATTACCAGTATTAAAGATTCCAGTAGTCATAAGTATAGTTCCTATTAAGAAGAGGTGTTAAACTGGTAGATAGTTAGAGATGTGACTATCTGCTAGTAAAGATCGAAAGTGTTAGTACCAGACTTCACAAGAGTAAATAACTTACCTGACTGCGGACCGACAGTAAGATTGTTATTGGTACCTACAGCAGTAATGCCGGCGCCGACTGCGATAACTACATCAAAAGCAGCAGCTTGGTTATTACCTACATAGAATGTAAAGGCGTCGCCTACATCCATCGAATCGTAGCCAGACTCAGCTTGAATCAGAGTAGCTGTAGGTAAGGTATAAACAACATCACTAGTTAAAGTAAGCCCTTGCACAATATAGCCGCCACCTAACTGAGCAGTAGTTAATGTAGCATCAGCTTCTGCATTAAAGTTAGTAGGAGATACATTAGCCAGCAAGCCATCGCCAGCGCGCATTGGAGTAGGGATCCTGCTAGCGTCGCTAACAAGTACACGTTTAAAGCTCATAGGAGCCTCCAGTAATTAAATGAGAGATAAGAGATAGATCCTGATTAAGACCGCAGGAACTTATTCCAGTCAACTTGATCAGGTGTAACAGGTGGCGGAGCTGCCGGATTAAAAGCTTCTCCCATCGCCTGTACATAGTTATTAAGTTTTTGAGCTATCTGAGAAGGAGTATCGCTAGGAAACTGATTCATTAGCTGCGTTCTGGTTGCGTCAATCACTGGTTTAATTGCTGGGTTTGAGAATAGCGGATTAGAATCTTGCAGGAATGCTGCGGATGATTGATCTCTTACTAAAGATGGTATCTTAGCTTCAGTAGCAGCTATCGCATTCTGTACAGCTTTTGCAGTCAGCTGCTCATTAATAAGAGTCGCTTGCACCATTGCTTGCTGCACTACTGAGTTCATAGCTTGGGTAAAAGCTGTACCTGCACCTTCACCGCCAGCAGTTATTGCTGCTAGCATATCAGGAGTTACTGCCTTAGAGAAGTCTGCTTTAGCCATTACCTGAGATAAAGCAGCAGCGTCCAGAGGCTTAGCTGGATTTAAGTTTGAAACCTCATTAGGTTTAGTCTCCCATAAGGAACTAAACTGAGCTAGAGGGGAATCGTCTTTCGGTGCAGCAGCGTTAGATCCAGCAGGAACTACACCGTTAGGAGCTGCGGCAGGGCCAGATTGTATAGGTGATATAGGCTGATCAGGTATATTGCCGGGAGTTGCTGGCTGCTGTTGCTGTCCTTGTCCTTGTGCCTGAGGAGTTGGTTGAGGGGCAGCAGGTTTAAACATGTCGAATATACTCATAGTAAGATCTCTTTTTGGTTTAATGGGTTGGTTTAGTGGGTTGGTGGGTATTACTAATCTTCTGGTTGTGATTGTAATGCGTGAGAGGTATCTATAAGATATTGCAGTATAGATATCTGCCCTCTCTTAAATGCTTCTGCTTGAGCATATAACTCAGGATGAAGAGGATCAAACTCTAAAGCTAGCTTCTCTTCAGCGCACATAGCTAACTGATTCTGCAGCGCCTGAATCTGAGTTATAGTAAACATAGCTCCTTGGTGCTCTTCTTCTTCAGTCAGCTCCCAAGCTGTAAAAGTATTAGTTATTAACTGTGCCATAATAGCTCCTTAGATAGGTTGTTGTGAATCAGCGGCGCTGGGTTGCTGTCCTGTAGTAGCTTCCTGAGGTGCAGGTTTATTCTGCTCAGGGTTATATCCATACTGCTCAGGTAAAGGCTGTGGAGGCAGCTGAGATATATCTACTCCTTTATCTATCGCTGTCATAGCTATCTGCTGCCAGCTTGCTACTGCTTGTTCATAAGCTACTTGCTGCGGAGACTTCTCAAAGGCAGATAGTTTAGCTCCTTGTGTTTTCATTAGATAACTGAATACTTGCCCTACGTTATATTCAGAAGCTATCTGTGGAGAGGATCCGAATACCTGTAAAGCTACAGCGAACGAGTCAGCGTTAATGAGCTTAGCAGCAGGAGTTAAGCCGTCTGATATCTGGAAATCTAAGACAGCTTTTCTAAGAGCTATAGGATCTATCTCTACTACCCTATTAGCATCTCGATTATAGATACTGTCACCTCCTACGTATTGTAAGATATTAATCTTAAGTATACGTTTAAGAGGAGTGAACAGCTGCGATTCAAGAAGAATAGAAGCCATCTGGTCGCGACCATTAGCATTATTCATAACTGAATCGAATTCTTGTAAGGTCTTATTACCTTTAACAAACTGTCCCTGAGATGCTTGGTTCTGTCCAGATAGCTGGTTAGATAAACCTAAGATGGCTTGTATCTGCTGCATAGACCCTGCAGCTTGGTCTTCCCTATAAGGGAACGCATACACAGCCTCTGATACATTCTTACCGTAGGCAGCAGGGCGTACAGGGATCTTAGCAGACGGGTTAGAAGAGTTAATAGCTGCATTAGTTATTCTGGAAGGGTCGAATATAACCCTATCGCTAATAGCTCTGCGGCGACTAGCTATAATAGAGTTCATATAAGAACTAGCTAGTTCTTGGAAAGGCGTACCATTAGTAGCTAAAGATTTAGTTTGGTATCCTAAACCATCTTCCAAAGGCTGACCTATTAAGATAGGTAGATAGTTATGCGCGTTAGTCTGTAGCTCCGCATAGATTATAATGCTGTGATTAACAATCTTTAGCTTGTATATCTGAGGAGTGTTAGAGTTGGATACGCGCAAATCAAACTCAGCTGGAAGTATTTTACAGTATAAGGTAGTTACCTCGTATGAGTTCTTGTAGTCAATAGATTTATTCTTAGTAGTGGTGGATAGCCCTGCCCACTTAAGCCAATCTACACCCTCCGCAGTCATTATATCTGTAGGATTTAGATTAGGATTAATAGGAGGTATATAATAGTTCTGCGCGCCAGTATCTGTAGAAGCAGTAATATTAGAGTTAGAATTAAATGCAGGCACTATGTTAGAAACCATAACTCCAGGCAAAGAAGCTATTAACTCCTTTAACTGGATTCGGGATAATATCTCTGTGTAACCTGCAAACTCGCCTTTCTTATATACCTCTGTAGGCAGTACCCTCATATCTACAAATGTATTATAAGGATCTAAGCGCTTAATAGTATTACCGCTCCAGATAACTTCCTTAGGTTGACCTTCTTTTAAGTTAGCTTTCAGATTAGTTTCTACAGTATAAGAGACTTCCTGCGCCCAAGCTACTTCTAAAGGAGCAAAGTTATACTTAAATCCATCTCTGAATGACATCATTAATTCACGAGTCCAGCCACCTTTAATAGATTCATTCTCTAAGATAGTTTCCAGCTGTACAGCTTCATCCATATATTCAGGTGCGGCTACTACTCCGAATAGCGGATGACCTGTTAGGTATACAGATGTTTGATAAGTAACAGCTGTCTCTACCTGAGGCATAACTACGGGCACTGTCATGTTCTGAAACTTAGAAGGGTCGCCTTCCTTGTTAGCTGCTTTTGCTCTAGCTTGCTCAATGGATTCGTCCACTTCGCGCTGATAAGTTCTATCTATTGCTAGGTATCTAGATCTAGCGTCATTACGAGTGTGGTTATTAGTAAACTGGATACTTTCGTAGTAAGCTATAAAAGCTTCTTGTGATTTCTTAGTCAGAGGGACTACAGTTGAAGCTGCCATTTGAGGTACCTGTTATTAAATTAGATTCAGATTCAGACTAGAAATAAGAGTTAAATTCTTGTACTTCCAGTGCATCGTATTCTTGGGATTCTATGATATTACCTGTTATGATATACTCACCAAACTCCTGTATTACTTTCGGTGCGTAAGTCATAAGATCTAGAATACCGTCAGTGTTATCTCGCTTTAGTGGATTGAAGCCTATAATCTGAAGATGCAGAGACAGCTTAGCTTCGTCTATTGCATACATCTCGCCAGCAGCATATCCTTTGAACATCTCTAAAATTCTAGCGTTTTTAGCTTTAGTTCCTGAATATACAGGTACAGCTTCTATACCTATTATACCCATCTGATTGCAGATAAACTCGAACCAGTATAAGAGAGAGTACTGGTAAGCATTAGCCTCTACAGCTATCAGTCTACAGTTCTTAGTAAGGGCGAATGTAATAGCTTTCCTGATAGTCTCTCCAGGAGAGAATCTACCTTCTTCTAGCTCCATTAAGATAGGCGTAGCATCATGAACTTCAAAATAGCCTATAGATACTTCATCTGAGTTTATCTTATCAGTAGCTGGGTCGATAATAATGAAATTACCTCCAGGTATATCTCCTTTCTCATAAGGTACAGGAGGTAATTTAGAGAGATCTATTAGGTTATTAGCTGAAGTATTCTCATCATTTAGGACTTCTGAGTAAAAGATCTCAGGGTGACCCATAGCTAAATCGTTTTCAAATTCTGCTGTTAGTTGAGCTATCGGCTGCAGCTCTTCCCAGAGAGAAGTACCGTTTGCAAGAATACCGCCAGCTATAAACTTAACCCAGCTAGGGTTATTCTTAAGCTTGCGGAGAATAGAATGCTTTGTAGGGTACATGTTAGCTACGAATAAGAACATACAGCCGGAAGGAGACTTAGCCTTCATCAGTGTACCTACCATCCATGTTTCAAGAGAAGCTGACTGCACTTCTGAATCAGCACAATCTCTTGATTGAATGTCATCCATTAATATTACATCAGGGCGCTCATTCTTAATATTAAGCCCGCGAACAGAAGTCTCAGCGCCAGCTGCTGCAAGAGTTATATTCCTGCCTCTATAACCGAACTTCTTAAGTGCCTGCGTATCTTTCTCTACGCCTAGTTTCCAGTCACCATATACATTCTTAACATTAGGTTCTTCTAGCATATCTATCACATCAGATAGAATGTTCTCTGCTAACTTAGCTGTAGCTGCTACTACAAGAATGAATTTCTTATTAGTATATAGAATACAGTAGATAAGAAAGATTTTCATCAGTGTAGACTTACCGAAGCCGCGAGGTAAACCTAAGGCAAGCTGTGGAAATGTTCTTATCTGGTGTATGAACCCTAGCAGCCACTGCCATACACCGTGCTTAAATACAGGGGGGAAAGCATATTTAAATACCGAAGGCATCAGTAGCGCAGCTAAGAAGTCGAGATCCTGCTTAGCTAGTCCTTGTATTTCATCGCTAGATATACCATACTGCTGTACATCATCCGCAGCTTCGGTGGGCCGCTCTAATTCAGAAACATCCAGATTAGGCTTAGGAGCAGCAGAACGCTCCACAAAGCTATCAGGGAGATCCCGCCCATTGCTATAAGGACTAACAGATCTAGAAGAGCTAGAAGTATTTCCATCAGATACACCTCCTAAAGATTCTAAGATAGATTGAGGCGAAGCTGCCTTACCTCCTGACTTCTTATTACTCACAGCTTCTCCTAGGAGCTAACTTAATAGATTTTATTTCCAGCTCTTTACCTGCTTTACTTACAAGTCTATTAAGTACATTTCTAGCGTTTACTACGTCTGCTACA